ACTAGTCCACCTCCTATTCTATTACGATATCTATAACTGCATAGAAGTTACCGAGGTAGCCTATTAAGACTTTCTGCCCGGCAGGTTTCCCTCGTAGCACCTGCTGAGACCAACCTAACAGCCTACAAGTGATCAAAGATGAAACGTCTGAGTAGGTGTCAAGGTCAATCCTGATAGTTGCAGTATTATCGTTAAGAGTCAGAGCGTCATAAGTTCTTCCTACTAGGAAGTTGTCCTTACCACCCTCACGAGCCTTGGTAATGAGATTGCTAATAAAGTCATCCTGTTGCCTACGTTGCTCAATGTTCATATCTTAACCACCTTTCTCACTCGGTGCTCCATCTGGCCACCTACCTTAAGATCCATTGTCCAGTCTGTCTCTGTGTAGATATCATTGACTCGTAAGTTCTGATACCTGAGTTGGATGTTGTTCATGTACTCATGACCCGGCATTAGAGCTGTCTTGAAGATAACTTTCCCGTAAGCCTGACTCGCCTCACTAGCAATCCTCGCACAGTACGTATCAAGGACACCTTGGTTAACCACTTTGTCTACCTCTCTATAGTCAACAATGTAGCGACCTACATTAGGGATACTAGATAGACTACCTACGTTGTTATTGAAGAGACGGCTAAATAGTCGTTCTCCTTCTGAGTCAGCCTGTTGAGTACAAACAAACACGTTAGGTACATCGTGAATGTCAAACTCCTCTTCAGCTTGCTTATATATAATCGACACAGCGTCATCTAGGTAGGTATGCGATGTAGGTCTACTCTCAGGGAGCTGATAAGGTGTGCTGGTTAGAACTCCGTCTCCAGTGGCGTATATTGGTGTGTAATTAATAGAAGTAAGCATCGTGTTAATTACATCTAACCAAGTCTGTCCCACCTCGAACTTCATCGGTCTAGCCATTGTCCCATTAGCACCCGGGGTGATATTCACAAAGGCAGCTGGGAAGCCGTAACCTAACTTACCAGGAATCGTTGTGTCTGTTCCTCTAAGGATTTCAGTTACTAATTGAGTTATCGGTTTAACAGCATCTGTTGGTGTCTCGAAAGCATAAATCACTTTAGCATCTGACAATATAGACAACTGATCGTAGGCTTCTATCTCACGGTATACTCTTGAGCCTTCATCTTTCCTCTTAGGGGAGTTAAGCAAGAATATCCCTAGTGATCTTTCAATCGTAGAAGCTCCGTCCTTGTAAATCATATAAGGTCGAATACGATCTACTCGGTAGTCAATACTGTCAGTCAAAGGATTCTTACCTTGAGCACTGTAGTTTACTTCTACAGAAAGGTCTCGTATACGGGGCTTTAAGTCTCCCATGGAGTATCTATCGAACTCCCACTGGAGCTGCATTTTGAGGTTATCTGTAGCGGAACCATAGGGGATAGTTGTGATAGGAACGTCTTTGTAGGCTTGTGTCCAAGCAGACCACGTACTACCTCCGTTAACACTTGTTCGATAGAATAATCTATTGAGAGGGAAGTAAACCTCTGAGGGGTTGTTCTGACCAGGCACTAAATTGTAGTACATGATAGCTTTGTTGTAAGAAGGTACAACTCCATCAACTACTTTCGTATAAGAAATATCGAACACTGGAGAAGTACTAACAGATAAGTTCTTCATTCTTCTAGTTCTAATATCATCTACGTAAACACAATCAAGTTTAATCTTGAAAGGCTGAGAGGACTCATAGCCAAAAGCAAACTTCCAATCGTGAATGGCTCCTCCTCCAGGGATTTCCGCCATATTCTGAATACCTTCACAGAATATCCAATCATTGTTCATTGGACGAATAGTCATATTAGAGTTAGACACTTTGACAGCACCTGCCCAGTTGTTTGCCTGATTAGCTGTCTCTGGTATAGCCCACACAGCAGGATAATCCCCTGAGGCTGCGCCGTTTACAGTTAATCTATACATGAATCCAAAGTAGGCGTCTGCTGGAACCACTCTTGTGTTTCTCCAATCAAAAGTGTATATGCCTGCTTTGTAGTTTCCTGTACCGTTCTTCTCAATTGTCTGAGCATTCCCTATACAACCTCGCTCGTCAGTCCTGTAATTCAATGTAGCTAGTGCAGAATCCTTAAAGACTCCCCACTTCTCATAAATGTACCCTGTAGCGCCAGGTGCTGCTGAGGTAGACCCTTCCATCTCGGGGTTTAAATCGTCTCGGTACACCCTCTCTGCCCTTAGTTCTCCATTGACACCATTAACCCATTGATCCATAGTCCAACTCATAGCAGGCCAGCTCGTTGATGTATAAGTATTACCTGCTATAAGAGGGATACTCTCAGGAGGTGGAGCCTCCTCGCGTAACTTGAAAGAAGCTGTCCTATGGATACTTGAGAAAGCATTAAAGGAAATCTTTCCGTCTACGATGTTGCTTGCTTCACCTTTCTTGACATTGTTCTTGTCTAGGATGTCGTATCTAAAAGATATCTCCCTAGTACCTTCGTTAAACCTTGTACGTGACACCATAGGAACATCTCCTCTCTAGTGATTTACTCCACCGTCTACCTCTGTGAGTACGGCACTCATGTTAAACCCTGCAATGTAATCTGATGAGTTAACCTTTTGACATACTCCGTGGAAACTTCTACCATAGTTATCTCTAAACCAAAAGTCATTGTCCATTAAGAGTCGTTCTATGTCGTACTTCTCTTGAGCAGTTTCTACATAGAAAGAGATATTGACTACTTGGTTGTACATCATTCCCACCTCTGCTACAGGTCTTGTCCTGCCAGCAAACTCCGCCATCTGCGTTTCTCGTGAGCGCTCTCCTGTTCTAGACTGAACAACTTGGAGTTTAGTCTGCGTTTGTACTGCGCTATAAGGAGCTATTGTGACAATATCCAGACAGACCGTATCTACACTAACCCAATCAGGACTGTACACTACACCAGAACCGTCTGCATTAGTAGACCTAATGCGATACCAATAGCGTGCCCCTGAGTTGGAAACTGTATAGTCAATCACTTGAGTCAGAGATCCTCTGGTCACTTTTCTCACTACTACAGCCTTATCGGGAGTATCGTAGCTGTTTGCTCTCTCTAAGTAAAGAATATCTGTGGAGGCCCCACCTGAGTAGGTGAAGTTCACCACAGCATTCCCGTTAGCATCAATCGTTATAGTTGTCAATGTAGCTTGTCCTGCCATGGTTTACCTCCTACAGTTTTCTAATTGATTGATTTAAACCCGAGTAGTCCATACCTCCATAGCCTCCACCTGATGTGTTAACTACTTGTTGGGTTACTCGTTGTTCGAACTCCTCAACACCTTTAGAGTCTAATCCTACAGTGCCGTCTACCTTGACTACGTGGTTGACTGTCACAGATGTTCTACCTCCAGTGAATGCTTCTAAACCTGTGCCTGCTAGGGCAACCTGTGCTTGATTAGCAACTCCTCCGAAGGCTCTACCCATAGATCGCTCCATAGTGCCAACCTGAGTTAATGCTGCCTCGTACCAAGTCGGGAAGAATGCTTTACCTGACTTGTCTAAGTCTGACAGAGGTCCTTTCTTGGCAGGAGAGAACGGTAAGTATGCTCGGATACTTGACATCCCTCTAGAGACTGCTCTTGCTGCATCTCCGAAGCCAGATGTAATACCGTTAATGAATTCGCCTAGCAAGCCTTTACCTGATCTATAGAACGTAGTGAAAAACCCGGTGAATTTATCTACCATGCCATTCACACCGTCAATTACCTTGTACTTAGCCTCTACGAATCCATTCTTAATACCACTACCAAACTCCTTAAGCATATCTCCAGCAGCCTTACCCCAGTCGCTAACTTTATCTTTAGCAGCCTGTACCATCTCATCAAACTTACGCTTAGTGTCATTTACTATCTCTTTTAGTTTGTTTTCTGCATCAGTTTTCATTTGGTTGTATTTATCTATAACAGCTTGCTTCATAGCTTGTACCTTATCAGAGGCAGCCTTCTTTAGATCTTCCCACTTCTGTGCATTGTCTGTTAAGATGTCTGTTAGCTTTTGGATAATAGCGCCTTTGATTTCTTCATACTTAGCGGCTACCTTATCTTTCATTTCTTTGGCTTTATCCTCTACAGCCTGAACCGTGTCAGACCACCACTTTTTAGTATCAGACCACCATTGTTTAACAGAGGCAACCATATCGTCGTAAGCTTTAATGACTTTCTTTTTACCTTCCTCATACTTGAAGGAGATAAGCTTCCACATGTCCTCGCAGTATTTCTTTACTTCATCCCAGTTTTGATATAGGAGAACGCCTACCGCGATTAACGCCACAATAAGTCCAATTAGGATGCCGATAGGATTGGCCCACATAGCAGCGTTCAAAGCCCACTGAGCAGTAGTACCAGCGGCAGTAGCCACTCGAGATAAACCCAACATTGTAGCTAATAACTGTATTCCAGTAGCCAAAGTTCTAACAATCATCATAGCTTTAAAGGCAACATTAGTAGCAACAACCCCAGCAGTAACACTCACAAGAATAGGAACTAAAGCGTTCATGTTATCTAGGAAGAATTGAACTACTCCTGAGACAGCCTCAATAGCTAACTTAAGTGCTCCTGAGTCTTGCGCCCACTTTAGAAAATCGGCTGCAAGTTGTAGAATCTGAATAGAGACAGGATATAAGCCTTGGATGAGTTGCCATAAAGTAGAGACAATTTGTCCAATTAATTCCATGATGACTGGCGTACTCTCTTGAACCATCTTAACGAAGTCTTGGAAGGCAGGGTTACTTTGTAACCCCCAAGCCCAGTCAGCGAACTTCTTAGTCAGGTCTACCATGCCATCTCCAAGTTGCATTCCTAGTGGAGTGAAAGCTACCATGATACCTGCAAATCCATTCAGGATATTCCCAGCAGACTTCATTACTTTCTCGAACATTGGTACCGCAAAGGTGTTCATATGTTCGAAGAACTTATCTGCCTTACCTTGTTCGATAGCTTGGTTCATCCACTTGATCATGCCTGTAAAGGATTCCCCAACTCCTTGGAAAGCAGGGAATAATTTAGTCATTGTGAGACGGAGAAACGTTGTAGACTCAGCTATCATCTTTAGAGTTGTAGGAGTCATCTTGTCTTCCATGTCAGCCCACGCATCTTTGAGGGCATTGATAGAAACCACTGCTTGACGTTCCTCCTCAGACATACTCTCCATGATGGCTTGCACCATAGCCATAGCCTTAGCGTAGCCTTTTGTGTCACCAGCAATGAGGGCGGCATTAGCCTTGAGGTGTGCTTGCTCAAGGTCATTTGCTTTCTCTATGGTCTTGGTGAAGGTTGTAAACGCTAAGGCCCCGAATCCTGCGGCAGCTATCCCAGCAGTACCAAACAGGGAAGCGACTGCCCCCAGTCCTCCTAGTAAGGCTGGTGTCATTCCGGCAGCAGCTATAGTTATACCAGCTATGATAGCTTGCATCTTTCTAGCCTCTGACGAGGTGCTTCTAAAAGTGTTACTAGCCCTGTCTTGAGCCTCGATAATAATATCTATAACTGAAGCGATAGTTCTCACCTCCTAGCGATGCTTATTAGCAACATCCTTACGAGCTTGCTTATTCTTAGCCTTCTTGTTAGCCTCCGACTCGTATTTACCTTTAACGTTGTGTACGAATAGGAGAGCGGAGATATCTTCGTGAGACTCATTCTTTATCTCGGAAGGTGTCTTATGAAGTAAAACACAAAGCTCGTACAATTCAATCTCATGAGCGATAGGACTGTTTAGCTTCTTACCTCCCATGAGAAGTTTTATCTGATTGTCTATTTCTTTTTTTTCTTATCAGGCACGTCTCCAGAGATTTTGTCATTGATGACTTTTACAATCTCAGCAGAATACTCTGGGTCAAGTACTTCGTCTAGAGTGTGAGCCTCGATAGGTAACTTGTTGCCGTCCTCATCGGTGAAGTCCCAATCCATAATAGCTTCCACAACAAAAGATACCATCATCTGAGAAGCGTCCATGTCGACCTTACCACTCTTAGTGTCTACCTTTGTGCATTCGTTTTGAACCTTGCGTTGTTTACCAAAAGACAACTTCTTGTAAGTGATTCGAACTCCTCGTACGTCTTCAGTGAATACCTCTTCTTTGTTTAACCATGGGAATTGTTGCTTAGCCATTATAGTTTCCTCCATTCGAATTTTAAATTAAAGGGAGACCGAAGCCTCCCGAGTATTAAACTGTAATATCTGAGATATCTTTAGAGCCAATCTTGATAGATGCTGTACGGAACAAGCAATCTAATTCGTAGTCTGTTTCCCCATCAGCTTCAATCCCTAATGAGTCCGTATCATACTTAGCACCACTTAGAGTAATCTCAAAGTAGTTAGCTGGTACAGTAGGATCGTCAAATCGGAACTTAGCAGTGAACTCTGTACCTGCTCGAAAGGCAGCTCGTGTAGCTGTATCACTAAGAGCAACTGTCAGAGAACCTGTAATATCGAAAATACCTTCATTGATATACGTTGGAGTGATGCCTTTCGAGATTGTCATAAGAGCTTCTAAGTTGTTAGCAAACTCTAATTCGAATTCCTTAATGTTAGCTGCAGGAGTGCCACTACCATTGATGGTTACTTCTCCATCTGCAAAGGTCATAATTTCATTAGTTGGGTAATCATAAGTTGAAGCTGCTGGAGCGTTGTCAACTGCGTCTTTAGAAACGATCTCCATTTCTACCTCTACAGCTTCTCCTGCTGAAGCGCTGATTGTAAGAGTATCAACTTTAGAGCCAATATAGTTAGTGATAAACGGCGTATTGTTTATGCACATACTAGTGTTAACTGTGAAGGTAGGTAATTCTTGACAGCGTCCTACACTAGAGAACGTATGAACCCAAGCGTTAGCTGCGCCTGTCTTAGTAACTGCTCCGCCTAGTGCATACCATAGAGGACGAGGATCTTGTAAGTAGCCTGTCCATGTAGACGTTACTTCCTGACCTAAAGCTTTATGGTTTAATACTGTACGTTGTCCGATTCCTCGGATAGGTTCATGGTTCTTGTTGACCTCTGGTTCCCAGCCAGAAGTAATACCCCAGCTCTTAAAAACGCCTGCCGCTGGAGCCGTACCCTGAGTAGCTTCCTTTCCGAAGGCGATCAGTGAGTCAAATCCTTGAGTTTGTCTAGCCATCTATTTTCTCCTCCTCGTTAGCACCCTTGAAAGGCGGTGCTTTCTTGAATCCTTTTTCCTTTAGAGAAACAATTAAATCCTTATCGAGCACATCCACAATGAATCCTTTCTCTACTTGTCCATATGCTGGATAGAGAAAGACTCTGGGAGTGTTATTGTCGTAGATTAACCGCATGAGCAATCACCTCCTGGAACCGTGCCACATTGGTTGCCAAGCTGTGTCATCTTCGTTGTAATCAGTAGGGGAATCCTAGCTCCTTGAAGGAAATTAACTTCTCCCTCTTGGACTGTCCCAAACTGGATATCATCATCGAGTTTAACCTCAGAGAATCTGCCTCCAAGGGTTCTATTCTTAGCGATATACGTTTCTACTTGGTGAGTCAACCACAGGCATTGCTCCTCAGCTTCAATCCCGTCTAGCATACTCGTGTAGACCCAAACGTTAACCGATATAGCAGACTGATATACACCACCCATCCCGACTGCCTTACGAGTTGGTCTTCCGACTATCTCAATAGAAATAGCGGGGAACATAGGAATCTGCTGGAAGGGTGCTCGGTAAACATCTACCTTGTCATCACTTGCGTTGAAGCACTCGATGAGAAAGTCTGCTAGGTGCGCTTTCGTCTCATTGTAAATACCTTTATGCCCGTCCATTGTTTACCTCCCTCGCTAGTTCATCTACATAGTCATCAAACACTCGTTGGATCATCTGCTCATCAGTGTTGCTAAAGTACAAGAATGGACGTGCAGGAACGAAGGTACCCCAACTAGTCCTGCCTCCGTGGTGATGCAGGTTAGCCTTTGGAAGGCCTGACCTAATAGTCAACTTCTTCTTGCTCAACGAGTTAGCAGCCCCACTAGTTATCGACTGTTTAAGCGCTCCTGTGTCGTTTAACGGCTTACCGCCAGCCCTGTGAGGGTGAATCGCTATAGTCCTAGCACTCAAGGGAACCCAAGCAGCTGCCCTAAAACGATTACCTATTGATCGTTCCATGTAAGTCTCGGACCTACGGAGAGGAGTCTTAAGGTCTTCTAGTTTGCCTGCTGCTTTGAGCATCCTAACGTCGAACCCATTAAGTTCAACTCTCATACGTCCGTCGTTATGTCCTGCCATCTAGCTCACCTACCAGTAAGGATGACATCTATCGAAGAATGGCTCATCGTCATTCGTCGTAGCGTATCCGTTATTCCACGTAGGTAATGGCTGTACAACATTGCCATTCTCATCTATGAGAGCCATGTCTCCGTTGAGAATGTCTTGTAGCATTTGGTCTAGTCTAGCTTTGAGGTCTTTGTAGAACACATCCAAATTAGGCTTCTGACTCGTGTACATTCCTTCTATAAAGAAATATGTAGTGAGGTCATTGGCTACTTGCTTGATGAGTGGGGGAACTGGTGAGAATGGAACTGCGTAGGCTTTTGCGAGGATAGCGTTGATGTACACCGAGGCCTTATCACAGAAGACTTGAATGTCTTTATCTGAGACGGAACTCGGTAGTTGTTGCCTGTAGGTAGTGCGTAGGTCTTTCGGAGTACTATAACTCACTTGTCATCACTCCTTAGGCTTCTTGGGAGCAGACTTCTTAGCAGGTGCTTTCTTCTCTTCAGCTGACTCTGCGTAGTCAATACCAATGAGATGCTTGCCGTACTCTTCAGGTACCTCCAAGATGTCACCTACTCGGTTGAATAACTTATCTATAGCTTCCACTTTAGCTTTAACCTTCATAGTGCTTTCACTCCTTTCTTCTCTTGTCAGAGTACCCACCAAGCAAACAACGAGGGGGAGTCATTGTCTGCCTCGTAGGTACTCTGAGAAAGGAAGAACCTTCCTCGGTTGCCTTTAAAGTCTGTTTCCTAGACTGTTAATCTATTAAGCTGTGATACCAGTGATTAAGAATACTGCACGAGGATCTGTGATGTAAGCTGTAGTGAAGCGAGTAACACGACCAATTGTAGTCATATCTTCCTCTTGGTTGTACGTGTGAGTTTGTAAGCCTTCAGCATCAGCGATGTCTCCAGCAGTTCCACGCTCTACGAATAAAGCTTGGTTGTCCGGATAGTTTTCGTCTACGATGATTGATAAGCCTAAGAAGTCACCAATGTAGCCACGTAGTAATACGATGTCTGTACCGTTTTGCTTGAAAGCATCACGAATAGACTTAGACTTAAGAAGCAATGCTTCTGTCTGTGGAGATACCACTAAAGTATCTAAAGAGTAACCAGCTTTCTTAGCAGCAGCTTTAGCATCTACAATGTCAGCAATTAAGTTAGTGTCACCTGTAGCAGGATCATTCCAACGAGCACCTGACTTAGCTTGTAAGTTCTGGTTAGGAGCAGAAGCTGCACCGTGTAACTTGTCGTAAGCCATAGTGTTAACCATCGCTACTACTGAGTTAGATAACTTTTTGAAAGCACGTTCGAAGTAAGCTGGGTTACCCCATTTTTGCATCTCGTATGAGAACGCAAACTCTAAGCCGTACTTACGAATCATTTCAACCTTAGCCGTCTCGCTAAGACCAATACGTTTGAAACCTGAGCTTTCACCTACTTCAGGTACTTCCTCGTAAGTATAACGACCGTTAGCGTCTGCATCGCCATCTTTGAAGTACTTGATAGCTAGAGCGTCTGCTGAGGTTTTAGTTAGTAACGCATCAGCAATAAATCGCTTTTCTGTTAAGTCTTGGATACGAGCATCCATCATGACTTTCTTAAGTAAAGGGTGTTGTCCTAAGATTAAATCAGACATATTATTACCTCCTGAGGGTTATGTTTTGAGGGGTACTGAGGAGCAATGCCTTCTCTAGGGAACGCCTCCTCAGTTGTTTCTATGTGGTTGTCGAAGAAATCGAGGTGACTGGTACCTCGTGAGTGTGCACTAACTAGAGTGCCGAAGTGGGTCTAGGTATTACCCGAGTATGATTACTATACAGTCTGAACTAAAGCAAATCCTTTAGAGTCAACCGCTACGATTTTACCTAAGTGAGAAAGTGGCTTAGCGTTGTCAGCAGGGACTTTGTACTGGTTAGTTCCAGCAGCCGTTCCAGTTGCTACAACAGGCTTTCCAATCACTGGAGAAGTTACTTTCAAGTAAATTAAGTGTCCAGCTCCTAAGATAACTGATACTGATTCCTTACGTGAGCCAGCAAAGCCAGCGTTAACATAGTCAAACACAGGAGCACCATATAAAGCTGAGTTACCTACAGTACCTCCGTAGACAATACCGATTACGGTTTCATCGTCAGCAGCAGCTCGTCCAACAGTCATATCTGATTTGATAGCTACAGGGTCACCTGCGTATAATGTCTCAGCAGCAGCTACCTTAAAAGTCTTACGGCTATCTCGGTTAATGTGATATTCGATAAAGTTTTGCATTAGTTGTTACCTCCCTTACCAATTGATTTCATGTAAGCTTTGTACTCATCAGACTCTTTAAAGTCTTGATGCTCTTCAGGAGCAACCTCTTCAGTCTTCTCGCTAGCTTCCACCTCAGCTACTTCTTGGAACTCGACAGCACCCATGTTAGACATGAACTCTTCGAATGCTTCAGTTTGTTCTTCTGAGAATGAAGCTAGCAATTTTGCTAGAGATTCCTTCTGAGCAGGTACAACCTTCTTTGACTCTTGGAACTTCTCAACCTGTACAGCCACTTTCTCTTCGGCAAACTTTTGTAGGCGAGCCTCCTGAGCTTCTTGCTTTTTTTCTAACTCTGAGAACTTAGCCGCATAAGCAGCTTCTAACTCGGCAAACTTGTTGATTTCTTCTGCCATGTTTGTTTCCTCCTTGGTTACTAGCTCGTCCGACTCCGAGGAGAAGCCGTTCTCACTAAATAGTTTTGCTCCCTTCAATTGGGGGAATGCTACAAGGGAGACTTCTCGAAGGCGTGTAGGGTTGCCTTCACGGTCTGTGTAGAATGAAACGGAGATTTTGTTTAGGAGTTTCTTAACGATGCGCTCTTTAGCAAACTCTTCGATGATACGTACTTTCCCGTAGAGCTTGCCACCTTGTACGGAAGCCTCCTCCAGGAATCCTACTGTATCTCGTGCGCTTTCTGAGTGATCCAGTTGAACTGGGATAGCGTCCTCTACAGAGAATGTATCAACAAGTGTCTGTAGGTGAGCCTCTGTATATTCTTTCCCACGGTGTGTACCTGTGGAAAACATAATAGCTTCTTTGATTAAATCCTCGCTAGGTGAGATAGCTTCCGAGAACTCGGTAAACTTCCCTTCGTAGCGAAGGTTCTTGATAGTTGTCATAGTGTCACCACCTCATTAATTGCTTCATATATATAGTAGTACTAACCAGACAATATCCTGTCTCAAAAGGTTATCTTGTAAGTGATATAAACCAGTCAAGTGCACAAATTAGTACTTAAGTTGCGCATTATCTATCCTCAAGTGCATAATATCTAACCCGAAATACTCTGAGATACACCTGTTTTGTCTGGAGAAAACTACTAGATACTAAAAAGAAATAACTCTAGAGAAGTAACCTAACAGATTCCTAACTCTAGAAAAAGAAAACAAAAAAATCTCTAAAGAATAACCTCTATAGAAGTACTCACTAGAAAAGATCTACCAGTGAGACATCCTATAGAGAACCAACTAATAGTCCTACCTCATAGGTATTTGTAATAATTAAACATGAGACCGAATAAACTAATAGGTTGACAACTCCATAGGTAATACCTTAGTATGATTCCTATAAAGATAAAACCTTAGGGGGAATACTAATGAGTAACAACGTAATCAAAAGAAGGCATACTAGTGAGTACGCACAGATACATAATAAACCTTTACAGGATGACCTAGAGGACTTAAGAGAGATCGGCCTTCTAAGTCATATGATGAGTAGACCTGCTGAGTGGGTATTCCATAAGACACAACTACATAAGCAATTCAGCCGAAAGAATGTAGACGCTGCTTGGAAAGGTCTAGTAAAGAAAAAATACATTGTAGGTTTCTATTGCCACAAAGACGGACAGAAAAGTTATTACTACAACGTATCGGACTTACCATTCACTGAGGAGGAGTATTACGAGTTCGTAAAAACAGAGATTTTGGAGTTAACCGAGAAGGGACATTCTATTAAGCACGTTAACCCTATACAAGGCTTAACCCTTGATACTACTGAGTTTTCTTCAGATGTACCAAACGTACAACAGACTGCCGAAGTGTGTTCCGAATCAGGTGCACCGAGGGAGCAGCTCTCTGGGAACAGTTCTAAAGGTGCAAATATAAATAAAGAATTAATAAACACAGATTCAAAAACAAAGAAAAACAATAATATAAAGATTGATGATGATAAGGCGAATACTTCGCCAGCTCCTAAGCAAATCGAATCTTTAACGGATGTTATTAGTTCTCTTCGTTTACAAACTCAGGAGCTTCTGACTAAGAGATCATTCGATAGCGTTCTTCGTAAAGTAGTGGACAAGCACGAGCAAGGAAAAGTGTCGAACTTCAGAGATTACCTTGTGACGTCTCTAAACGCTAAAATAGAGGAGTTAGAGCTTCGTAGAATAAAAGAACAAGCTAAAGAGTCTCTCGCTCATACAAGCCAATCTGGAGCGTCTGAAGAGTATACGGGGAATATACTGTTTTATAACTTCCTAGATTCAACTGAAGGGGACAAGCCTCTGAAGAAATAATTTGGAGGAAATTTAAAATTCCTCTTGCATATTAGTATGACTGTGGTATTATTGAGTTATAACCAAATTTGAATTTTATTAAGAAATGGAGAGAGTGAATGTGAAGTTTGGAATTTATTTAGGTGGAGAATGTATGAATGTATACGATAGCATTTTTGATGCTTATCATGATGCAGAGTATTGCACAAGAGAATCAGGAATCCCGCATGAAGTAAAGATAATCAGAGAAGAAAACTAAACAAAAGCGTTATTTTATAAAGTAATGCTTTACATCTCGGTATGACTCTGGTATGATTATCTTAACAGAAAAACTTAAGGAGTTGATCGAGTGGTTAGCTTGTCAACATACTTAAAGTATAAAACTAAAGGGGATGTTCATATGGATGAATTAAGAATCAATGAGTTAAATGACTATCAGGAGAAGGCACTACGTACTTGGAAGAATGCTGGCTCGTTAGAAATGCGCCTACAGAATGTAGCTTTAGGGTTAGCTGGCGAGTCTGGAGAGGTAGCAGATGCTGTTAAGAAAGCTATCCACCACGGACATGGATTCTCTCAAGGTTATATAACTGCCGGGAACCCTAAAGCTATACCTGTCAAGGAAGTTGCCAAGGAGTTAGGCGACATTATGTATTACGTCTCAGTAGGCGCCCACGAGCTAGGATACACCCTACAGGAGATCGCCGAGATAAACATTAACAAACTCGCCAATCGTTACCCAGAAGGTTTTAGCGTGGAGGCTTCAATCAATCGAGTTGATACTAAGGAGGCACACTGATGGTTAAATATGTGGAATTAGATTTAGCTTTAGAGATGGCTAACTTAGCTTACGAAGGAAAGCTTGAACCTATCCAGTTTGAAGAAATCCTAAAAGAGGAATCTATGGAGGAGAGATAACTATGAAGACTGTATACTTCTTAGTGCTATCGGTTAGCTTTGGAGCAACAGTTTACTTTATAGATACACCTAACAAACTTCTCTTCAATGTGTTGTATGCTAACTTGCTAGCTCTGATGGGTGTCGGTCTCTATAAGTTATGCGATTGGTCAGGACTATGGGATGATAACGAGGAGGAAAATTAATGAGAGACTTAACTAAAGAGGAACATGAATATTTATCAGATAACGAAGAGGTAACAATCGACGGAGTATTATTCTCGGTAGTGGAAACTGATGAGGATATGGATGATAACTTTAAGCACCTAACTCATTATTTGGCTGACGATAAAGGAAATCACATTAGAGTAGTTGAAACACTTATTCGATATGGCTATGAGGATTACGGATATGAATCGTGCTACCAAGAGTTAGATGCTTGCGAGGTAGAAAAGAAAGAAGTTGTAACTATACAGTGGGTTACTAAAAAGGAGGAAAACTAATGAGACAGAAAACGCCTATTGAGGAGTTATTCGAGAGTTTACAAAACAAAGAGAATAAGAAAATGTATGATGCTGTAAAGCCTGCTGCTGAAATGATGTTTCAACAAAAGAAAGCCTTTGTAGATTCTGGATTCACAGAAGTTCAAGCTATGGAGCTTGTTGTTAACTATTGGATTACAAACCTTAGAGGAGGAAACTAATATGTATAAAATATTCTTAAAGGTATTACCGTGGATTCTTAGTGCTAACTTTTCTTATCAGTTATCTCAAGGGGATTACTCAAGTGCTTTAACATCACTTATATTGGTTCCTGTAATGGCTCATGCTCTAGTGATTAACAAACCTAAGGAGGAAAACTAATATGAAAAAAGTAATTGTCTATACGAAGAATCGCTGCCCAGAATGCGAGAAAGTTAAATTCAATCTAGGATATCTACCTCAAGAGGTAAAAGATACACACGAGATCGAATACCGTAACATTGAGACACACCCTACAGCCGCACTAGATCTATCATCTCTTGGATACCAGTCAGTACCAGTTACTATCGTAGAAGGCAACAAGCCTATCGTAGGATTCGAGTTCGGAGAAATTCAAACTGCTTTAGGTCTATAAATATTACCTGAGTCATATCTAGGAGGTGATTCTTTACCCTCTCGGGAGACATCCCCTGAGGTTGCGCTCTCGCTGAAAGGATTTGTCACCCTGACAGCGTAGTTCTTAAGGAGAACGCCAACTCCGTAAGAACATTTCTTGTTTTCGTTTTACCTTTGAGCTTGTTCCCTCTTACTACATCAGGGGAGCAGGCTATTTTTTTTGTCTTGACAGCTTGTCCT